GCACGTATCCCATATACAAACAACGCTCAAAATAGACGTGCTGGGCGTGTTGGTCAAACTTACCAAGCGGACGGACGAGTCTTTTACTGGCGATTCCTTGAGTTAGGTACAAGTAAGCAACCAGCAACCCCATTTTTAAGACCGGCACTATACGAAAATATTGAACAAATAACAGATAAGTTCGTTCAAGTATTTAATTTTGAACTCAGTGTGGTTTTAGGTGCAGCTTAATGATTGATGTTCCAATTTTTAATTTAGCCAGAGCAGATCCAGCGGTTAAGGCTCTACTTGAAAGCGATGGAATTTTGCGAGTCTGGAAGTTTGGAAGTGCTCCAGATGATCCACAAACGCCGTATGTGACATGGCAAACAATTTCTGGTGATTCAAATAGCAACCTTGATTCACGTCCTGTTTCAGATAATGCAATTATTCAAATTGATGTATATGCAACTGATGAGGATGTTGTTGATCAGGTTGCAAAAGCAATTCGCTTCGCAATTGAACTTGATTGTTATGTGGTTCGTTATGGCGAGGCAGATAAGGACCCAGTAACGGGAATGCCTCATTATTCATTTGATGTTAGCTGGATCGTAAACCGCGAATAAAACACAAAACCATTTTTTCACTTAGCACCCAATCGGGTGCTTTTTTTATGCCTAAAAGGAGCGCTCTTAATGGCTAATGTAAAAACGCAAGGTACACAGGTATTCACTGTGATCGACGGTCAGGTTGTCCGTTTCGTCTGTGTGAAGAAAATCGGATTTGGTCAAGACACGTTTGGTAAGATTGATGTGACTTGCCTTGATGCTGAAAATAAAGAATATATTCGCGGGATGCGCGATCCGGGCGAAGGTGCTTTTGATATTGACTATGATGACACAAACACAAGTCATGACAAATTAGCTGAGATTGCAGAAAGTGGCGAAAAGCTTGACTGGTATGTTGGTTCTAGTCATTCAAAAACCCCGCCAACATATGATGCAACCACTGGTATTGATTTACCAGAGGACCGCATGTGGTGGTCTTTTAAGGGTTATTTAAATGATGCAGCCCCGAACGATATTGAAGTTGATGCAGCGCTAGGTTATTCATACACACTAGTGCGTACTTCAAAAGTAACTCGAACCAAACGCACGGTGACTTCATAATGGCTAAGATCAGCATTACAGACTTAAAACAGAGTGTAACTACTCTAAACGTTCCAGTTAAAAAAGCCGTCAAGTGGAATGTTGAAGTAACAGAAAGTAATGTTGCTTCACTTAAAAAATTGACCAAAAATTCATTGTTAGAACTTGGTGAAACGGTTGAGCTTGAAGCTGATATTTTTGTTAAAAAAATGAACTTCAAGGAAAGTCGCGAGGCATCCAAAGCAATTGAATGGGATCTTAATTATGAGAATCTTGAGGATTCAAAGGTTAAGAAAATCGACTCAACTCACATGCAAGCTGCTCAATTACTTGGTTCAATTTGCTCAGATCAAAAGGGAACACCTTTTTTCTCAAGTGTTAATGACATCTATAAAGCAGAGCCTAGTTTAATAAATGCTATGTATGCTGCTGCTGATGAAGTTAATAATTTTTTGGGAAAGTCTCGGAAGAAGAGCTTGCAGACAGAGAACTCATCATTGAACTCGTCCTCAACGGAATCGGCGGAAACACCTTAGAAGAAGCTGAACAAAAACTTTCACATAGAGAGTTGATGTATTGGAGAGCCTATCGTCAAAAATATGGCTCTCTTTTCTTCGGTCGCCGTTTAGAGCAAAGCTTTGGAAGCTGGATGGCACATTACACAGGCTTCAAAGTTAAAGAGGGAACAAAAGTAGACCCTTATATATTTATGCCTCATGAAACGCCACCAGACGATGACAATTCATTGTCATTAGAGGAGTATTTTGAGAAGTATCACAGCAACTAATTTGGTGCGGGTTCCCTCGCACTTTATTACTTATGTATGTTATTTTTGATTCATTACTTTGTTTTATGAACTAAAGATTATGAATCTAGAAAAATTTAGACTTGTTAATAAAGCACTTTTTGCTATAGCTATTGGATGTACATGTGTGCTGGCACACTCAAATGTTAATTCAGAAGTAGAAAAAGCAAATGAAGAATCTTGCCGAAATTTAATGAAAGTAGCGGGAATGGCTATGAAAGCTCGACAGGATGGCACACCCTTAGAAGCAATGTTGCAAGCTATAGATATAGCCAAGAAAGATGGACTTAGCAACGAGGGTGGCGAATCTTTTCGGCAAATATTGATTGATGCATATAGCCAGTTAGAGTATTCCTCTCAGGAGTACAGACAACGGGCAATCAATGACTTTTCTTCAAAGTACTATGTTAATTGTATGAAAGGCTATGGAGCCACTCCATAAAAATATTTCCTAAATTTAAAAGTAACCACCGCTAATCACGGTGGTTTTTTATTGCCCGGAGAAAAGAAATGGCTACAAATTCACTTGGCAGATTAACACTGGATCTGGTGGTTCAGACGGCTAGTTTTTCAGAGCCACTAAGTAGAGCTGAACGGCAGGCGCGAACATCGAGTCAAGGGATTGCCAATTCTTTAAATATTGCTGCTATTGCTGTAAGTGCATTGAGTGGAGCAGTGGCTGGTCTTTCAGTGGCTCAGCTTGTTAATTTTAGTGATCAAGTTATTCAGACTGGAAATGATATTCAAAAGTTTTCAAAGCTTGCGAATGCTTCAGTGCGTGAATTTCAGTATTACGCCAAAGGGGCAGAAACTGCTGGAATTTCATTGGAATCTTTTGCAGATAAAATGAAAGACATGCAGGATCGTATAGGCGATTTCCAACAAACTGGTGGTGGGCCTTTAGCTGACTTTTTCACAAATATCGCCCCTAAAGTTGGTGTAACTATTCAACAGTTTCAAAAGCTGTCCGGTCCAGAAGCACTTCAACTATTTTATAACTCATTGGAAAAAGCTGGAGCCTCTACCAATGATATGAAATTCTACATGGAAGCAATCATTTCAGATTCTTCTTTACTTATCCCATTGCTAGAAAATGGTGGTGAAGGATTTAAAAAATGGGGTGACGCGGCTGAAAAAGCTGGTGCAATCATGTCTGATGATTTAGTTAAAAGCCTAGCTCAAGCAAGAGAAAACCTTCAATTAATGGATTTACAATGGCAGGGAGTCGAGGCAAGACTTGTAAATAATGTTGTTCCTGCTATCGAAACAGTTATAGAGAATTGGGATGATATTAAAGCGGTAACTATTGCCGTATCTGCTGGCATTGCAACTAGATTTGTTCCTGCTTTGGTTGTCGCTACATATCAACTTGGGCAAACTGCTATTTTTGCAGTTCGTGCGGGCGTGGGCTTAGCAAGCTTTGCAAGATCTGCTGGCGCTACAGCTGGAGTCATGGCTTTACTTGGTGGTCCCGCTGGATTGGCAATGTTAGCAACACAAATTGCTGTAGCTGGTGGTGCATATTATCTAATGACTCAACAGACTAAGGACGCTACAGAGGCGCTGAGTGACCAAGGTCTTACAATGGATGAGTTAAAGGAAAAATATAAAAGCTTTACCGCAGCACAGTTAGCTATAAAAGGTATTGAGGCAAGTGAAGAAATTGAAAAGCAAACCAAAGATCTAAAAAGTCTTTTTACAGCTTTAGAACAATTTGAAAACGACTTGAAAGTTCAAGGTGATATTAAGCAATTTACAGCGATTCAAGCGTACCTTGCTAGCTTAAAACAAGGTGGGGATGAGGCTAAGAATGCTTTTGCGGAGCTTCAAAAACAAGGCTTGGTTAGTGAGAGTACACTTAAGTTTGTTGCAGAATTAGATACAAAAATTAATGCTGCAAATAACTCTATAGATCGTCAAAAAGAGATCCAAAAATTAGTTAAAGATGTTACTGATGAGACAACTAAATCACAGCAAGCTCAAGCAAAAGCTGTCAAAGACTCTACTGAGGCATGGCAATCACTGACACAAAAACAACGTGAATACATTACCCAAGCTAAACAAGATGTACTTAGAGAAGGGTATATAAAGACACTTGTAAGAGAGGGGGTAAGTGTAGATAAAGCGAATGTTTATGCAGATGCACAAGTCGCAACAAATGGAGAAGATGCTTTTAAAGCACCATTGTCAAAGGATGTGCTACTTGCTGCCCGCGAGAACTTCAATCTAAAAAACTATACTTTTAGTAAAGACGAGTTGGCGGCAATTGCTCGTGCACAAGGTATTGCTAAGGCAAATAATTTTGCTCAGATTGAAAGTTTGTATGGTTTGTGAACCGTACCGGGTTTGTCGGAGAGTCAATATTCTGAGAGACTATCCCGATGACAAAACCAAACTATACCCCCGAAATTAGAGAAAGAGCGGTTCAATTACTAATTGAATCTGAAAAAGATTATCCTTCTACTTGGGCAGCAATCACAGCTATTGCTCCTAAAATCGGTTGTACTCCTGAAACATTGCGTGTTTGGTATTTAAAGCATCTGGATCAACTAAATCCTGCCAAAGTACAACAGATATCTGACCAAGAAAAAATGAAGCAAATGGAACGTGAAATTAAAGAATTAAAACGTGCCAATGAAATTCTACGTAAAGCAGCCGCTTTTTTCGCCCAGGCGGAGCTCGACCGCCCACACAAATAATGGTGGATTTTATCCATAACAATAAAGATCGATATGGTGTTGAAGCGATTTGTAGAATTTTACCGATTGCACCTTCAACCTATTACCGAACTTTAGATCTCACTGACAATCCAGAACATCGAGCGAAACGAGATCTACATGATGAGTATCATGCTGAACAAATTAAACGAATTTGGAAAGAAAGTTCAGGTCGATATGGTGTACGTAAAGTTTGGCAAAAATTGAAACGTGAGGGTTATGTTATTGCACGTTGTACAGTTGCTAGATTGATGCAAAAGCTAGGTATACAAGGTGTTTGGCGTGGTAAGAATAAACAAACCACCCGTAACCGAGATGACCAAAAACGGGCAGATGATTTAGTGAAACGTAATTTTAATGCTGATCATCCAAACCAACTATGGGTGGGTGACTTTACGTATATTCAAACTCATTCAGGCTGGGTATATACCGCATTTGTTATTGATGTGTTCTCACGAGCAATTGTTGGATGGAAAGTATCTACACGGATGAATACAGATATGGTGCTTGATGCATTAGAG